TATTTCCAACAGTAGCTTTAGTATAAAATGGAACGGTAACATGGCAGGTTATGGATTACTTGGAGTAAGGGGCACTACAGTTGATAGTTGTGATTTTAAATTAAAAATTTTTGGAACTATAGAAGCTATTTTTTGGTCGAATAAATATTTTAACAGATGCCACATTAATATCAATGGTGATTTTACACTATCAACAACAATGTTAGAAACGTCTTACAACACATTCAAAAGTTATACACATTTTTTTAGATTGTTTAATCACGGCACGAAAATTTATTTAACTGGGGAGGCGGACGTTAAATTACCTGAAAATATATCTTTTTTATTTTTTGCTAATGCACGGAACACAACATATTCTGCTTACGGAAACGCTGCATATTATACTCAATGTTACGTTGGAATTAAATGCAATTTTACTCTAGTTAGCGGAACAACTTTTGGCTATCAAGGTTTTGCACGTTTCCCAACTTCTGCTTACTGGCCGCCAGCAAATTTTGCAATTGCGGAATGGATAAAAAATAACGATGTTGCCGTTTCGTGGGTGAGCAGTGAACGAGGTAGGACATACGTTGTGACGGAACAACAAGCAAAATCAAGCGTTCATTTGCAGAGTTTAGGCTTTGACGTTGCGGTTAAGGAGTGATATAATTGTATGATTTTTACATAAAAAATGACCTACCTTTTTTATGGGAAGATGGTGGGAATGTCACATTTAGCGAAACACCAAGCACAGAAAAATTTGAAATGGTAGAACCAATCAACCGTTGGACGTTTATGATAGACGGCTACACAAACGATGGTTTACCGTATTTGCAATTATTAACACCGCCTTTACAATTTTTCGAATATGTGCAAGGTGATTATATTACTGTACATGATATAGCAACTGCTCAAGATGATTTTAACAATAACGGACTAGCGATATTAGAGCCGATTAGGGCAATAATAACAGAAGAATTGGATGGAATTTATGATTTAGAAATGGAATGTTACATTGACAGCTTAGGCAAATGGAAGTTTTTGCTTGAAAACAATATTATAAAATGTAACGGACAATTATTTAGAATTTATAAAAAAGTAACAACTATGCAATCAAGGACAGTGTACTGTAGACATATTACTTTTGATTTGAACGACGAAATACACATTGAGAGCAGAGCATCCACTTCTATTTTGCCAAGTTATGAATATATGTGTAACTATATTCATGATACATTTAAATTTACAAATAGTGTAATTCAAAATTTAACGCCTTATAATTTTCAAATATCAAGTGATATTGATTTGCCAATTATTTACCGCACAACATTTGTTGATTGTCAATTGCAAACATTTACATATGTGTACGATTGGTTGAGGACATGGATAAGCGGTCAAGTAGATACAGCAATACACTGGCATAGAGACAACTTTAATATAACGTTTAATATGGTTAAACCAGGCACGCAACAAAATGCATTTAATATCACACACGGTGTTAATATGTTAGATGTCAACGAGGAGATAGACTATACCGATTTTTATTCTTATGTCGAGGCATGGGATGATGTTGGTAATATGTTTAGCAAGTTTTATACAGCACAAACAGGCTCAAGGGTGTTGCACCATCACAGGCCGATAAAATTAAGCTTTAGTTACAAATATGTATCAAGGCTAGAGCAAGATGTTTCTGCATTTTTTGACGACCACTTGCCAAAAGTTAGATACACTGTAAATTTTCTTGACTTACAAAAAGCAGAGAGTTATAAACAGTTTTCCCAAATAATGAATATGAACGTGGGAAGTTCAGGCAAAATTTATAGTGAAGAACTAGGGATTGAAACAACACAAATTATAATCAAAAAAGTTTATGATGTTGTAAATGATACAACAGTATCAATTGATTTGGGCGATAGCCGCACAGCATTTACAAGACCTTATAGTTATCCAAACATGGTTATAGACGAGGCGACAAAACAGCTTATTGATGCTAACAGACCAGTTCCGCCAATTATCAACGATTTAGAAAAAATGACAATTAATTATATGGAAACATTCTCCATACAAGAACTTGAGGAGGGAATTTAATGGCAATAACATATACAAGTAATTACAATCTAGGCAAGCAAGAGGACAAAAACGATACATTTTTAATGTCTGTAATCACAGATAACGCTGATAAGATAGATGCAGCATTATCGAGCCACGAGCTAGATACTAATAATCCGCATGACGTTACAAAAACACAAGTAGGATTAGGCAATGTTGATAACACTAGTGATATGGATAAGCCAGTATCAACAGCTACTCAAACAGCTTTAAATCTTAAAGCTGATGATTTAGATTTAACAACACATACAAGTAACACTAGCAATCCTCATGGTGTTACAAAAACACAAATCGGGTTAGATAATGTAGTTAATATTGACACAACAACTACTGCTAACATTACTGATAGTACAGACAAACGATTTATAACAGATGCTCAAAAAACTGTCTTGGAAAATACATCAGGAGCTAATACTGGGGATGAGACCAATACAACCATTATTAACAAAATAGGGTATACACCAGAAAATACCTTAAACAAAGGTGTTAATAATGGATACTGCGGCTTAGATAGTGGTGGTAAAGTTCCTCTACAAAATCTACCTTCGACTTTATTAAAGTACGTTGGAACTTGGAATGCTGAAACAAATACTCCTGCACTAACCAGCCCTGACTTGACAAAGACGAGTTGGGTCTATGAGGTAACAACAGCGGGTACCAGATTCGGGGAAGATTGGAAACCAGGAGACTGGTTAATATATAATGCTGATGGTGTGGCAGAGAAGTCCGACAATAGCGATGATGTCGTTTCAGTCAACGGAAAGACAGGGGTGGTTACAGTTACCAAAGAAGATGTAGGTCTGGGTAATGTGGACAACACCAGTGATTTAGATAAACCTATTTCAACTTTAACTCAGACAGCTTTAAATCTAAAGGCTGATAGTACAGTAGTATCCACACACACCACTAACACCAATAATCCTCATAGTGTTACAAAAGCTCAAGTAGGGTTAGCTAATGTAGTTAATATAGATACTAGCGTTACGACAAATATCACAGACACATCTTTAAAAAGATTTGTGTCTGATACTGAAAAAACAACGTGGAACTCTAAGCGAGACACGTTGCCAGAAATCGTACAACGTACAATAACAAGCGAATCATGGATTTCAGTCACATACGGGAATGGTATTTTTGTGGCAGTGACGCCATATGGTACTAAGCGAGTAATGAGAAGCACTGATGGGGTCAATTGGACTGCAGTTGCCGTTGAGACTAATGAATGGCGTTCAGTCACATACGGTAACGGTATTTTTGTGGCAGTGGCGACATCTGGTACTAAGCGAGTAATGAGAAGCACTGATGGGGTCAATTGGACTTCATCTACGGTAGAAACTAACGAATGGCGTTCAGTCGCATATGGTAACGGTATTTTTGTCGCAGTGGCGGCATCTGGTACTAACCAAGCAATGAAAAGCACTGATGGGGTCAATTGGACTTCATCTACGGTAGAAGCCAACCAGTGGCGTTCAGTCACATATGGTAACGGTATTTTTGTGGCAGTGGCGACATCTGGTACTAAGCGAGTAATGAGAAGCACTGATGGGGTCAATTGGACTGCAGTTGCCGTTGAGACTAATGAATGGCGTTCCGTTACATACGGGAATGGTAAATTTGTTGCTGTTGCGTCGACTGGCACAAACCGAGTAATGAGGAGTATTGACGGGATTACTTGGACTGTGGCTACTGTGGAAGCTAACGAATGGCGTAGTATTACATACGGTAATGGAGTGTTTGTTGCGACGGCATCAACAGGTACTAACCGAGTTATGTATTCTGTTGATGCTGTAAATTGGTATTACAAAAACATTCCATCAATAAATTGGTATACGATTGGCTATGGTGATGGTATGTTTGTTGTGTTGGCACTTAATTCTTCAGACGGATTGTTAACTATAGGCAATAGAACATATTCCGATAAATGTCAGGTAATAAAAAAATCGGTAATCGGGGAAGTATCTGTTACTATAGCACCAGCAAATTGGACTGGCACAGGACCATTTGAAAAAGCAATATCTATAACAATATCTGGCGAACAAATCACCAGCACGACACACAATATTAAAATAACTCCTG